GAAAGCGGAGGCCATAGACGTGCCGGAGAAGCTGATCGAGCTCGGCCTCTACCCTGCGCCCGGATATGAGGGCACGGACTACTTCTGGCTGGACACTGACGGCGAAAGGATCGTGATCCGCGGGGGCCCCTGGTACGACGGTGCGAACGCTGGTGTGTTCTACTTCGACGGCGCCTACTCCCGCGCGCATGTCAACTGGAGCGTGGGCTTCCGCTCCGCTTTAGTTCGATACTCTGGAGACTCTGGCGATCTGGACAATCTGGACAGCAAGGAGCAGCCCGAAGCGGCCGAGCCTGCCGAGACACTCTCCGGCCTCGTCCGTCTCGTTCTGGCCCACCAGCTCGCGGAGTTATACAAAGCGGCAGGCGGCGCGGATCCTGACAGCTTTTTGCGCAAGGCATACGACGCAGACGACAAAGAGATCCAGAAGGCCGCAGCTCTCGCTTTTCCTCTGTCTCAGGTGAACACGGCCGTGGAGCTTTACCGCAACGTGAGCCAGCAGCTCAAAATTGCCAACACCCTGACGCTGACGATCGGGAAGGAGGCGGCCGACCATGAATAACCTCCGCGAAGTTTTCCAGAAATATGCGGCCGTCGTGTTCTTTGATACCGAAACAAGCGGGCTCGACGCCGACACCTGACAGATCATAGAGCTGGCGGCGATCCGGATCGAGCAGACCGGCCGGGGCACCCTCCGAGTGGTGAAAACCTTCGACGACTTCATAAGGCTGCCGGAGGGCGAAAAACTGCCGGAGAAGATCACAGAGCTGACGGGGATCACCGACGAAATGCTGGAAAAGGAAGGGCTCGACGAGAACGACGCCGTGTACGACTTCGAGGAACTGCTCGACGACACAGCCGGGCCGGTGCTGCTGGCAGCACACAACGCCCAGTTTGATCTCCAGTTTGCCGGAACCATGGCTGAACGCTACGCGCAGCCCTGCGCCGAGCTTCTGGCCCGCGCCGACTACCTCGACACCCTGACCGTGTATAAAGACCGGCGGCCATATCCTCACAAGCTGGCGAACGCGATCGCGGCCTACAAGCTGGAGGACAAGGTGCAGAACTCCCACCGGGCGATCGACGACGTGGCGGCGCTTTTCGAGGTATGCAGGGCCATGGACGACGAGCGGGCCGACCTTCTGGAGTATGTGAACATTTTCGGCTACAACCCGAAGTACGGCGTCGCAGGCCGCCGCCTCGCTGGCGTGACCTACTGGCCGCAGCGCTTCAACAAGTTTATGCAGTCGCCGGGCTATACGCTCCCGGCACTGGCAAAGAAAGGAGCGAAGGCATGAGCAACGCCGTTATGATAACCCTGATTATTTGCGTGACGCTGATCGCGCTCAGTCTGATAAACAAGAAAAAGAAATAGGAGGCAGAACCATGGAAAGAAGCGAAAATCTCGCGGGGGGGGGGTAAACGCATGAACCACAACACCCCGCTGACGCCGGAGCAGCGGGAACTCGCCGCCCGGCACCACCAGACAATATACTCATACCTCCGGGGCAAAAGGCTGGACGCCTCGGAGTGGTACGACGTGGCCGTGTTCGGCTACCTTCGGGCCGTCCGGCTCTACACCGAGCGGCCGGAGCTCCAGCGCTATTCCTTTACCACCATAGCAGGCAAGACCATGAGCTCGGAAATTGACAAGGAACGCAGGAAGGAACGGCGCAGGATCCAGCCCCTCAGCCTCGACGCCGAACTGAACGAGGATGGCCTGACCTTATACGGCCTGATCGGGGATCCCAAGTTTCTGCCGTATCAGCAAGAGGACGAAGTGGTGGCGGCCCAATACATGCCGCTGCTGGAAGTCCTGACAGAGCAGCAGCTCGCCGTCCTCACCATGAAGGCGCAGGGCTACACCTACCGGGAGATCTCCGAAGCGCTGGGCCTGAATACATGGCAGGCCGCAGCCTCTACGGCAGACCGGGGGCGGCAGGCAATCAGGCGGGCCGAGGACAAGCGCAGCGACGCCCTGAAAGCCAGAACAGACAAAGAGCTGGGCTGGTGTACCCCGGCCGATCTTTTCCGGGAGTGCGAGGCATACGCCCGCAGGAAGCTGGCACTCAATAAGCTGCGCACCGGCGACAGCTACGGCGAGAACTACCTCGCGCTGCTGACGGCCGACACAATCCGCGAGCGGGGCTTTTCCCGCTACACCATAAAACGCTATGAACTGGAGGCAGCAATATGACAGAAAAAAAGAACGGCCGCCCGACGCAACCGGGCAGCCATTCGGTGAGCTATCAGCACCGACGCCGAAAGCCTACGCCCATTTTACACCGGCTGGCGGCAAAATGCAAGGGCCTGAACTGGCGCTGGATCCTTCCTGCCCTGCTCGCACTTCTCGCCCTCTTTTCCTTCGTGTGTTATGCGACCGGGATCAGCAGGCAGCAAGCAGAAGGCGAAGCCCAGACAACGACCACCGAGGCACCGGAACCGACGCCAGAGCCTAAGCAGCCGCCCGCCTATGTGTTCATATATGGCGAGGGCTGCCCGGTAAACATGCAGGCCATGACGGACGCATGGGCGGCAGAGGCAGGATTTGAGAAACGATACATCATCACCGACGAGGAACGCTACGAGCTGGCGTCTGCAATCACCGCCGAGGCAATCGGCGAACCCTTCGCGGGCAAGGTGGCCGTGGCCCAGTGCATACTCCAAGCATGTGAGGACGACGGGATCCGGCCGATCGAGGCCCTGACAAGGTACAAATACAGCACCCGCAGGCCGGAGCCTACCGACGAGGCGCTGGCAGCCGTGGCGGCCGTGTTCGACTTCGGGCACGTCGCCACCAGCGAGCCGATCAAGTATTTCTACGCGCCGGAGCTCGTGGCAAGCCTCTGGCATGAGTCGCAGGTGTATGTAATGACAATAAACAACCACAGATTTTTCAAGGAGGTGCAGCATGGACAAGGAAACCAAGAGCCCGCTCGATCTTGTGACTGAGCTTCTGGCAGTTATGACGGCGCGGGCCGTCGAGGCTGAACGCCAGAGGGACGAGGCCCAGAAGTCCGCAGACGAGTGGTACCAGAACTGGCAGCGCAAAGACGCCGAGCTCAAAGAAGCGGAGGCGAAGCTGCACGCGGAGATCGGAGAACATCAAGAAACCCGGCGACAGCTCCGGGAAGCATTGAACAATCAGGAAGGAGATCAGGATCATGGGAAAGGCAATCACTAAGGCGAAGGAAATCGCCGCAGAAACCAAGAACACCACGGCGGCCTCTGCTGCCGGTATCGCTACCGACAAAGCGGGCAAGGCGCTGGCCGAAGCAGGCGCAGCCATGGCGGCCCCGGCTGCTCAGGAAGAACCGCAGGCCCCGGCCGTCACTCTGGACGAGCTGGAGGGCATGGACGACGCCCTCTGGACGCAGGACGAAGCCGAGGACGCACCCCGCCCCGCATGGAGGATCACCGACGACGGCTGCGCCGACTGGGCCTGCCGCAAAATCGCCGAGGAAAAGGCCGAGCTTGACCGGATCCGGGAGCTGGCAGACGCCCAGATCCAGAAGATCGAGGAAAAGGTGGCGGCCGCTGAGCGCCGTTTCCAGAATGGCACCCGTTTTCTCACCGGAAAGCTCGCGGAATACTTCGAGACGGTGCCGCACAAGACCACCAAGACCAAAGCAAGCTACCGGCTTCTGTCTGGCACCCTGACGCGCAAATTCGGCGGCACCACCATGAAACAGGACGACGAGAAGCTCGTGCAGTTTCTCAAAGACTCCGGGCAGCTGGAGTTTATCAAGACCGAAGAAAAGCCGAGGTGGGGCGACTTCAAAAAGCGGCTTGAAATCATAGGCGGCAGCGTCGTGGACAAGGAAACCGGCGAGATCGTCGAGGCCGTGCAGATTATTGAAAAGCCGGACACCTTCACGGTGGACGTATGAGGAGGCAGACATGGTAGGAAGTGCCAGCAAGACCGCTGCAGCAGCGCAGCCGAAGGCCGCAGAAGCGCCTCCGCGCGAGGCCCTCAGCCTTCAAGAGAAATTCATCAAGCTGCGGGAGGCCGTGCCGTCTATCTCCCAGAAGCAGCACAGCGACGGCGTAAAGTATAAGTTTGCGAAAATCTTTGACGTGTACGAGCTTCTCACCCCGGCCATGAACCAGTACGGCGTCAACTTCGACATAGTGGCCGAGAAGGCCACCAGACACGCGGAGAACGGCGACGAGGTGTACTATCACACCTACCAGCAGCAGACGCGCAACGGGGCCCGGATCGTGTGGGTATATGAGGCAGACATAACGATCCGCTGGACGAACGCGGACGATCCGGAGGATAAGCTGGAGGTGACGCTCCACGCAATCGGCACCAATGACGGCGGCCCGGACAAGGCCAAGGGCTCCGCGTGGACATATTGCCTTAAATATTATTTTTTTGAGAAATTCGGCATAGATCAGGGCGACGACGATCCGGACATGAACGACCACGGCAGCGAAGCGCCGCCACCGCCCCAAAATCGCCCCACAGCGCCTCAAAACGGTGCAGCGGGTAGAAATACCGTGCCGCAGCCGCAAAACGCCCAGAACGGGCACACGGGCGCTTCACGGCCCCTATCTGACGCGCAGCTCTCCCGCATGTACCGAAAAGGTGAGGACGCCGGGATCACGCAGGCGCAGATCAATGAGAAAATCGCCAAGAGCTACGGGCAGCAAGATCCGCACAATATGACGCGGGCCCAGTATGACGAAATCTGCAAGCTGCTGGACGCCGAGGCAAAGAAACAGCAAGGAGGGACTGCAAATGTTTAACCATGTGGCGCTTCTGGGCCGTCTGGCTCAGGAACCCGAACTCAGATACACGCAGGGCGGCACTCCGGTGGTGAGCTTCGATCTCGCCGTTCAGGTGCCGAGCAAAGACAAAGACACACCGCCGGACTACATACCGATCGTGTGCTGGCGGGAGCAGGCCGAGTTTTGCGAGCGATACCTGACAAAAGGCCGCCAAGTAGTCGTTGAGGGCCGCATTTCCACGCGGAAATATGACGGCAGCGACGGCAAGCGGCACAAAGTCGTGGAAGTCAACGCCTCCCGGATCTACTTCGCCGACGGCAAGGAGTCTGGCGGTGGCGGCTATGGGGACGGATATTCAGGATAACAGAAAGGAGGCAGAGCCGTGGCTCAGGACGCAAAAAAAGGCTTTTTGCTTTATTACGACTACCGAAAGCACCTCGCCCTCCTGAACGACGAGGAACGCGGGAAGCTGCTCATGGCTCTGCTGGACTATGGCGAACACGGCACCCAGCCAGAGCTCGAAGGGGCCGCCCTTATGGCTTTTTCCTTCATTCAGGCACAAATGGACAGAGACGCCGAGAAGTACGCCGAAACCGTCAAAAAACGGAGCGAAGCGGGGAAAATGGGCGGCAGACCTTCAAAAGCACAAAAAGCAAATGCTTTTTCTGAAAAGCAAAGCGAACCAAAAAAAGGAGATACAGTAACAGATACAGAGACAGTAACAGATACAGAAACAGATATAGATCACCCCCTACCCCCTAAAGGGGGCCAGCAGCAGCCCGTCCCTTTTGCGCAGATCGCCGAGCTTTATCACGCGATATGCACCAGCTACCCGCAACTGCGGGCCATTGAGGGCAACCGGCAAAAGCTGATCGCAGGCCGCTGGAAGAAATACCGAACGCTCGACGCCTTCCGGGAGCTATTCGAGAAGGCCGAAGCGTCGGACTTCCTGAAAGGCGACAACGACCGGGGCTGGACGGCAGACTTTGACTGGCTGATCCGGCCCACCAACATGAGCAAAGTGTTGGAGGGGAAATACGACAACGACAAGCTGAAAGGAGGACAAGGGCATGGAGACAATAGCGGACATTCTGGCGGGCAGAACGGCAATGCCGGAAAACGGGACGAGACGCCCCTCTCCGGCTTCCAAATGGCAGACAGCTGAACCGGAGGCCCAGAAGTCGGAGCCGTGGATCCTCAGCAACTCGCCGAAGGCCGCAGGCTATAACCCGCCGGAGGCGGTGCCGTGTGAATACTGCGGCAAGCCGCGGCTGACGAAGGGCTTCAAGTTTGGGGAGCGTATCATGTGGGCCCCGTATGGCCCGGAGCGCTGCGACTGCCCGGAGGCCGTGGCCCAGTATGAGCAGGAAACAGCCGAACGAGAGGCAAAGGAACGGGCCGAACGCGAAGCCAAGGAAGCCGAGGAAATGCGCAGCCGCGTGCGCCGTATCATAGGCGACAGCGGCATGAGCGCCCGCTTCCTTCGCCGCACCTTCGACACATTCCAGCCCACCAGCGAGAACCAGAAGGCCCTCCGGGTATGCGCAGCATACGCCGACGCCTTCAAGGATAAGCTGCCGCGCAACAATACAGAGCCCGGCCGCAACGGCCTATTCATCACCGGCCCAAAGGGAACCGGAAAAACGCACCTCGCCGCTGCCATAGCGAACCAGCTCATGCGGCAGGGCACGCCAGTGATCTGCATGACTATGATCGACCTGCTGGAGCGTATCAAGCGCACCTACGAACAGAACCGGCAGTACGGCGGGGAAATCAGCGAGGGCAACGTGCTGGACACCTACAAGCGCGTGCAACTGCTCATTATCGACGACATGGGGAAGGAACCGGCAACCGAGTGGGCCGTGTCCAAGATTTACGCCATAATCAACGCCCGGTATGAGGCATACATGCCGACAATCATCACCACCAACTACACGGACGCCGAACTCGTCCGCAGGCTGACGCCGAAGGACTCCGGGGATCCGACCACGGCAGACGCCACGATCGACCGGCTCCGGGAAATGTGCGCCGCCATAGTAACCACCGGCGAGAGCTGGCGCAGCAAGTAAGGAGGCGACGCCGTGCGAGTAGAACATTTCAGAAAAGCGACTTTATACTGCGGCGACTGCCGCGAAGTGCTGCCTGCCCTCGCGGGGGGGGGTGGCGGCCATAGTGACGGATCCTCCGTATGGGATCGCGTACCAGACCGGGCGGCGCAAAGTAATGAGCACGCCCGACATGCTGGCAAACGACAGCGAGGCACCGCTCTGGAGCGTGCCGCTCATGTACGAGGCCGTCGCCGACGGCGGGGCGCTCTATCTCTGCACCCGTTTTGACGTGGCACCAATCTGGCAACAGGCCCTAACAAATACCGGGGCGACGCTGAAAACCCCGATCGTATGGGACAAGGGCAACTGGACGAGCGGCGACCTCACCGGGGACTATGCGAACCAGTGTGAGCTAATTCTTTTTGCACACAAGGGCAGGCACACGCTCAAAGACGGCAGGCCGTCAAACCTCTGGCGAGTGCCAAGGGATCCGGCAGGCGAACACCCAACACCAAAGCCGGTGGCGCTTATGTCACGCTGCATACATAACAGTGTAAACAAGGGCGGCGTGGTACTGGATCCATTCATGGGAAGCGGGAGCACCGGCGTGGCTGCAATCCGGGAAGGCTGCCATTTTATCGGGATCGAGCTGGAGCCGAAATACTTCGACATTTCCTGCCGGAGAATTGAGGCCGAGGACAATCAACTATCAATTTTTGACTTTATTTAATTATGAAAGGAGGCCGGGCCATGAACTACATAGGCTCAAAGCGTAGACTGGCGGCGCGGATCGTGCCGCACATTCAGGAAGCAATAAAGACGACCGGCTTCTCCCTTTATCTGGAGCCATTCGTCGGCGGCGCGAACGTGATCGACAAAGTGGACGCGCCATATAGGATAGGCGCAGACAACCAGAGATACCTCGTGGCACTCCTGAGCGCCGCGGGGGGGGGGTAGAACACATGCCGGAAACAATCACCCGCAAGGAATACGAAGCGGTGCGAGAAAACAAAGAGCGGTACCCGGAATGGTACGTCGGACTCGTCGGCTTTTGCGCGTCCTATAAATCTAAATTTTTTGGAGGATATGCAAACGGAGTACACACCAAAACCGGAGCAATCAGAAACTACACGGACGAGTCGATCCGCAGCCTGAAAAGGCAGCGGGAAGCACTGAGCGGGATCCCATTTATCTGCTGCGACTACCGGGACTGGCTGAACGTAAAAAACGCGGTTATATACTGCGATCCCCCATACCGGGAAACAACACAATACAGCACCGGATTTTTTGACAGTGACGCATTTTTCAACTGGTGCCGAACCGTGGCGCAAAATAACGTCCTTATAGTGTCGGAATACGACGCGCCGGAGGACTTCACAAGCGTTGACGCCTTCGGCATACGCGCAACGCTGGGAGCCGGGCAAGCTGAAAAACGAGCCGAGCGAATATTCACAACGGGAATCGGCCGCGAAATATTGAAAGGAGCAACACCATGAGAAAACGGTTTATTTATATCTGCTCCCCGTGCCGGGGAGATATGGAAAAGAACATCACCAAGGCGCAGGGCTACTGCCGGGAGGCCGCCGAGCTTTTCCCTGACGTAGTGCCGATCGCGCCGCACGTCTACTGCACCCAGTTTCTTGACGACACCCAGCCGGAGGAACGGGCCGCAGGCATGGACATGGGGATCGCCCTGCTGAGCATGTGCTCGGAGCTCTGGGTGTATGGCATGGAAAACCCCAGCGAGGGCATGAAGCGCGAGATCGAATACGCGACAGAGCACGGGATCCTCGTCCGCGACGCCGTGGAAGTCTACCAGCACACGGGCGAGGAACCGCCGGACACTGAGCTGGGCGACGCGCTGATCGTCCTCCCCTCTCACGTCGGCAACCTGAACGGGATCGCGGCCGTGGAGTCCACCACCGTGAGGATCTCCGGCGAGGCCGTCGTGGAACTGGCCCACGAGCTCAGGAAGCACCCCGGCCACGACATAACGCTGGAGGCAGAGGCGTGAGCTGGGACATGGTGCCGGGGAAAAACCGCGAGGGCTACCCGGATCCCACAGCAGCGACCGCCCTCTCCAATATCCAGCGAAGCCAGCGAGGGCTCCAGAGCAAGCGGGCCGGGGAACACTTCGAGAACCTGATCGCCGCAAGCCTGAACTGGTACAAGGACAAGGGCGTGGCCTACGTCGAAAAGACGCCGGAGCCTATGCGCCCTCTCCGGCCACCGAACCGGCAGGGCCAGTTTCTTGCCTGCTACATCAAGGCCGGACAGCCTGATTTTAAGGGCACCCTCACCGGAGGCCGGGCCGTGGTATTCGAGGCAAAGCATACAGACAGCGACCGGATCGAACAGAGCCGCCTCACCGACGAGCAGGTGGAAAGCCTGAGCACCCACCACGGCCTCGGCGCTGCTGCCTTCGTTCTGGTGAGCGTGGGCCTGCAAGACTTTTTCCGCGTGCCGTGGGAAGTCTGGCGCGACATGAAGGACATATACGGCCACAAGCACATGAAGCTGGCCGAGTTGGAGCCCTACCGGGTGCAATATATCGCCGGAGTGCTCAAACTGCTGGAAGGCGTGGAGCTTGACGCTCCAGACAGCGAACAGAAAGGAGATCAGACAAATGAATGAGGCATTGTTAAGCAGCAAAAAGCTGGACTGGTGTACTCCGGCCGACTTTTTCGCCGAGCTGGATCGGGAGTTTCATTTCAACCTTGATCCGGCCGCTACCGATAAAAGCGCAAAGTGCGCGAAATACTTCACCCCTGCCGACGACGGCCTGAAAATGGATTGGGGGGGCTCTTGTGTGTTCTGCAATCCTCCCTACGGACGCCAGATCGGCGACTGGGTGCGCAAGGGCTACGAGGAAAGCCAGAAGCAGGGCACCGTCGTGGTTATGCTCATACCGGCAAGAACCGACACGGCATACTTTCACGACTACATACTGCACGGGAAAGCCGCCGAAATCCGTTTTTTGCGCGGGCGTCTCAAATTCACGGACGAGGACGGCAACGCCAAGGACTCCGCGCCCTTCCCTTCTGCCGTTATTGTGTGGCGCAGCCCTGACATGGGCCAGAGCCTCCGCGACATGGTGCTGGAGCTGATCCGGGACGAGGCCATGACGGCAAACGAGATCGCCGCCGTTCTGGCAGACCGGGGGCAGCAGGTAAGCCGCAGCGACGTGGGCCCGATCCTCACCAAAGCGCAGGCGGCCGGAAAAATAAGGAACGCCGGAAAGAGGGCGTGCAGCGTGACGGGGCGCTCCGCTATTATCTGGACGGCAGAAAGCGAGGGATAAATGAAAGCGATCACCGTATGGCAGCCATGGGCCGGGGCTCTGGCTGCCGGTATCAAAGGAAACGAGACACGAAGCTGGGCCACGAAATACCGCGGCCCGATCGCGATCCACTCTGCCATGAAGGCAATACAGCACACATGGAGCAACCTCTACATGGACGACGAGGCGCGGGAAGTAATATGCAGGCGGCTGGAGCTGCCGGAGATAATCGACGGCCCAGCAACCTTCCCTATGGGCTGCATACTTGCCACCGCCGAGCTCGTGGACTGTATCAGGATAACGCCGGAGTACATCACCACATTGACGCCGGACGAGCTGGCCCTCGGCGACTACACGCCGGGCCGGTATGCGTGGAAGCTGGCAAACGTCAAAAAGCTGCCGGAGCCGATACCGGCCAAAGGCAGGCAGGGGCTCTGGAACTGGGAGCCGCCGGAGGGCAAGGAGGTGGGCGTATGAATATAAGAACATGTAAAAGCTGCGGGGCAGCAATCGTCTGGATCCGCACCCGCTCCGGCCGTTCAATGCCGTGCGACGCCAAGCCGGTGAACTACCGCACGAAGCCCGGAGGCAGCACCAAGCTGGTGACGCCTGCCGGGGACGTGATAAGCTGCGAGCCGGTGGACGATCCGGCAGAGGCAACGGGCTGGGGCTATACACCGCACTGGAGCACCTGCGACGCGCCGGACAAATTCAGGCAAAAACAGAGCAAAACACAATAAAGCAAGTAAAAGCATAAAAAGCAAATGCTTTTCAAAAAAAGGAGGCAAAACCATGGAATACAAGCCGAAGATCATCAAGGGAACCGTAAAAGGCACCGGCTGGCCGATTGACGGCCGCACGCTCCACTTCTCCCAGTGGGACTATGACAACTACGACAGCTGGCACCTTTTCGGCTGGGACGACGCAGACGACGAGGCCGTAATGGAAACAATGTTCATCACCGAGGAAAAGGCCGGGCTCTGCTGCTACGACACGCTGGAGGACTTCGCAAAGGACTGGAAGGCAAAGAAGTGGGAGCCGCAGGGCGCGTTCTGTCTGGAGCTCGCTCAGGTGGAAGTCCTCGAAGTCGTGCAGCAGGAAGTCAAGAACGACACCCGCGATCAGCTCCGTGCAAAGGGCTTCGACCTGACGCCGAGGAAATACAGCGACAAGGGCGGGATCCTCTGCCTGCCGCTTGACAAGAACATAAACGGCGACGTGCAGGCAAAGCACCCGGACTGGGTGCCGGTAAGCTGCCCGAACTGCGGCCGCAAGTGCTGGAAAATGCCGGAGGCCGACAAGCTCAAAGAGGCGCAGGGCGTAGCGCTTCTCTGTACCGAGTGTGCCGTCAAAGCGGGCTTTTTAAGCCCCTACCAGAACAAACCGAACCCGGCCGGAAACCGGGCCCAAAGAAGGAGGGCAAACCGTGAAAGAAAGAAATAACACAAGCCGCATATTTGACAGAGTGTGGGCCGTGATCGCAGCACTGGCGGCCCTGCTGCTGCTTTTCTGCAAAATGAGCGGGCGGCTGGCATGGAGCTGGCCGGGCGTGGCTCTCGGCTATGTGGGTATCATGTGCGCACTCATGTTCTGCTGCGTGCTTCTGGCAAATGCCGTTATACTGGCCTGCAAGCTGCACCGCTGGAACCGCACCCGGCGCGTGGTGAACCGGATCCGGAAAGACTTCAAGCTGCTGGCCCACGGCGAGGTGCTGGACAAAGCGGCCGGCCGGTACAACCTGAGCCGGAAACCCAGAGAAACCGACAAGGCTCTGCGCGAGCGGATCCTGAAAACCATTAAGGAGGCGAGGACAACATGAGCGACTATCAAACAGAAGCAGAGCCAAAAGCATGGGCCGACGGCGTGCCGGTATTCTGCGCCCACGACGCGATCGTGGACGTGGCAAAGCTGGTACCGAACCCGAAGAACCCGAACCAGCACCCGGACAGCCAGATCCAACTACTCGGCCGCATAATCAGACAGACGGGCTGGAGGCAGCCGATCTGCTGCCCTTCTGGAAGGTATCAAAGAGGCCCCAGTGGACTACCAGAACTACACCAACGACGCGGAGGAATACGCCGATCTGGTGGCAGACAACCGGATCGCGGAGCTGGCCGAGACTGACAACCGGCTGCTGGCCGACATTTTCGCGGAGATTGACACCGGCGAGATCCCCATGGAGCTGACCGGGTACACGGAGGACGAGGTGGAGAGCCTCGTCACCGCGCTGTCAGAAGCTCTGCACAACGACCTCCACGAACCAGACGACATACCGGAGCCGCCAGAACCCGATCAGGCAGTCACCCAGAAGGGCGACCTCTGGATCCTCGGCCGCCACCGCGTCGTCTGCGGGAGTTCAACCAACGCGGCAGACATGGGCCTGCTGCTGGACGGCGCGCACCCAGAGATCCTACTCACGGATCCGCCCTACTGCTCCGGCGGCTTCCAAGAGTCCGGGCGCAGCAGCGGCAGCATAGGAACCAAGCGCTACGACAAAGACGGCAAGGAGATCGCCGTCACCATAGCCAACGACACCCTCAGCACACGCGGGTACCAGTCTCTCATGCGCGAAGTGCTCCAGAACTTTGACGGCCTCGTGGCCTATATCTTCACAGACTGGCGTATGTGGGTATATTTGTTTGATATTGTGGAAACCGCAGGGCTCGGCGTCAAAAATATGCTCGTCTGGAATAAGAAAAGCCCCGGCATGGGTATGGGCTGGAGGACGCAGCACGAGCTCGTCATGTTTGCGCACCGCACAAAGCCAAAGTGGGACAATCACAAGGGCTACGGCAACGTACTGGAGGCCACGCGCTCCGGGAATGAGCTCCACCCGACACAAAAGCCAGTGGAGATACTGGAGAAGCTGCTGGACAATACGGACTGGGCCAAGGGAGTGCTCGACACATTCGGAGGATCAGGCACGACGCTGATCGCCGCTGAAAGTGTCGGGCAAGCGTCGTTCATCATGGAAATGGAGCCCCGGTTTGTGGACGTGATCGTGCGCCGCTACATAAAGACGACCGGCAAAACGACCGGGATCCGGCTAATCAGGAAGGGCAAGGAGCTGGCCCGTGAGCAATTCGAGCAAATGTTCACGGAATAGCAGCAGGAAGGAGGCGAGCCCATGAGCCAGACCAAAAAGCCAAAGGAAACCGACGCGATCAAGCAAAAGCTGGAGCACTACGCGGCCTTCCAGCGCCGGATTGATAACCAGATCGAGCGGCTGGAGTATCTGGAGTCCGTCATGGGCGCACCTTCGAGCCCGAACCTATCCGGGGAACCGAGCGGGGGCGGTGACGGCTCCAGCAAGACCGAGCGGCAAGTCCTCAAAAAGCTGGAGCTCCAGCAGGCGATCAGGGACATGATCGCAGATGAAGCCGCAGAACGCAAAGAGCTGGAGGACATGATCGAGCAAATGGAACGGCCGGACGAGCAGACCGTCATAGAAATGCACTACCTCGACCATGTGAAATGGTGGCCGATATGCGCGGCCCTATTCAGCGGGGAGCCAGACTATGCCGAGAAGGCCGACAAGTACCTGAAACGGACATTCAAGCTCCACGGCTCTGCCCTTCAAGCTCTGGCGAAGATATACGCCCAGACAAAAGAAAGCGAGTAAAAAGCCCGCCAAAAGCCACCAAGCGGCCGGAGGCGGGCCTTTTTATGCACATCACCCGGCGGCATTGTGGAAAGGCAGGGGGACAAAAAGGGATAAAAAGGGATAAAAGGGGATTGAAAGGGATAAACCCAAAGTGCTACCCTATACAATAGCGAAAGCCGTCTGGAAAGCACTCACGCCTCTGGGCGGCTTTTCACATGCACCGGAAAGGAGGCGGACACCATGAGCGATCTATTCAACGCAGGCCCGGCCCGGCACACAAGGGGCGGCTTTACCGTGTCCCATTCTGGAGCGGGCGACATTGTGAAAAAGCTCCAGAAGCTACGGGACGGCGGCGAGGTGGCAATCAAGCGCACCGTGTCGGACTTCGCAACCAGAGGGCCCGGCTGGGTATCAAAGGGGATCCGCGAGCACTACGGCGTGGACGCTGCCGCCATAAAGGAAGCAGCCAAACGGCCGAGCCGCGGGCATACCTCGATCAGAGTCGCGGGCATATCCGTGGACGGGGCAACGCTGGAGTATAAGGGCAGAACCCTGACGCCGCTTCACTTCAAAATGAGCCCGAAGCAGGCACCCACAACCAAACAGAAGAACCCGATCCGGATCCCCGGCCAGCTTATAGCCGCAGGATCCCCCGTGGCTATGGTACGGCCGCCGAAGCCCTACACCGTAAAGGCCACGATCATTAAGGGCCAGCGCTCAGCCATGAGCAGCGACACATTCCTGACCGCCGGGCGCGGTGGCGTCGTGCTGCCCTACCAAAAGAGCGGGGACAACCGCCAGCCGATTGAGGCTGTGCGCACTCTGTCCGTGCCTCAAATGATAGACGGCAGAGCCCGCGAGACAATCGAACAGACAATCAACACCAAGCTGGACGAGCGCTTCAACCACCACATAGAGCGGGCCATGAGATAGCCAGCCAAGACCACCACACACAAGCCCACCAGAGCCCCACACACGGGCACCAAGGGCCGAGGGCAAGCAGACCACACCACCGGCCGCAAAGGCCGCCAGAGGGCCACACAGAGGCCACCACGGGGCACACAAGGCCAAGGGGCAAACGAGCCCGCGCCGAGCAGCCGCGCAAGGTACTGTGAAGCCCGCAAAAGCCCTGCGGTGCTTGCGAGCCCAAAAGCTGCGCAGACTCGAAAAAAATTTTTTACCCCACTTTGCTTTGCATAACCCGACGGAAAGGAGGCGAGGTCATGGCAGAAGCGAAGAAAGAAACGGCTCAGGAAGTGACCGGCTATGTCAAGGTGGCCGAAGTGGCGAAAACCCTCGACATGACGCCTCAGTGGGTGCGCGACCTGACAAAAAAAGGAGTGCTCAAAACCCACACCGTAGCGCCGGGCGAGCGCTATTTCCTGCCGGAAACCATAAAGGCATACGTCAACTACCTGCGGGAGCTCGCAAACAGCAAGGCCAAACCAGCCGACACCGTGAAGGCAGAGGCCGACAAGCTCCGGGCCGAGGCCGACCTCAAACAGAGCAAGGCCAAGATCGCAGAAATGCAGCTCAAAGAGCTGGAGGGCAAAATGCACCGCAGCGAGGACGTGGAGGCGGCGACGAACGATCTCGTCTACACCACCCGCAGCATGATTATGGCCCTACCCGGCCGCCTCGCTATGGACGTTGTGCAGGCAAAGACCGCAGCCGAAGCCTCAGCCATTATCCGGGCCGAGTGCTACAAAATCCTGAACGAGCTCGCGGGCTACCAATACGATCCCGAAGTATATCGGCGGCGGGTAAGGGATCGCGAAGGATGGGGCGACGTGCTCGCAGATGAAGCCGACGACTAAAAAAGCCGCGAAGAAACTCAACGCGGCCATGGCCCCGGCCGTCCAGAACTTCAAGCCGCCAGAGGAACTGACGGTAGCAGAGTGGGCCGACAAACACCGCCGCTTGTCGCCTGAAACCTCAGCGGAGGCAGGCCCGTGGCGCACGTCGCGGACGCCATACCTCCGGGAGCCCATGGAGGCGTTCACGGATCCAAAAGTCCACAAGATCGTCATGGTGGCAGCTTCTCAGGTAGGAAAAACCGAAGTCGAATTGAACATAATCGCGTACATTATCGACCAAGATCCGGGCTCGATCCTTTTTGTTCACCCGTCACTGGAGGACGCCAGAAAGTTCTCCCGGATCCGTATCGCTCCTATGATACGCGACAGCAAGCCACTGAGGGAAAAAGTCTCAGACGTAAAGGCCAAAGACTCCGGGAACACAATACTCCAGAAGTCCTTCCCCGGCGGTATGCTCACGATCACCGGCTCCAACAGCGCTTCGGCGCTGGCTTCTACCCCATGCCGCTATATCATAGGCGACGAGCGCGACCGCTGGGCCATAAGCGCCGGCACCGAGGGCGATCCGTGGGCTCTGGCTGAGGCCAGACAGACCACATTCTACAACGCGAAGGCCGTCGAGGTATCAACGCCGACCATTAAAGGGGCGTCCAATATCGCGGACAGCTTCGAGAAGGGC